TAGACTGTAGCTTAGCCTGCTCCACGACTTTTTGGTGCATATCCTCCGCTGCTTTGACCGACTCGTCGCGCTGGCGCTTGGCGTCCGCAATCAAGGCGTCAGCCTGCTCCGCGGAGATAGATTTGCTTTCGTCACGCTGCCGAATGATGGTGCTCAGTATATTGGAATACTGATCTTCTGCTGCTTTAACAGCCTCTTCCTTTTGTTTAAAGCTATTTTTGGCGACTTCGGCAGCTTGTAATGCCGTAATTTCGGATGAATCCGCCTTTAGCTTCTCCATCAGCACTTTTTGTTCATTGATACTGCTTTTTAGTGCTTCTTCGGCCTTTTTGTTCATCGTCTCACGGATTTTGTTGATTTCGTCATACTCTTGCTGCGTGATACCACGCTTTTCATTCAGGGCATTAAGCAAGATTTCCGCGACTCGTTTTTGACCGGCCCGTACCTCATCCTCGCTATTAGCATTATTTTTCCTTGCCGCTTCAAGGGCTGCGGCTTCTTCCTGCTCCGTAAGCACGGAGCTTTTATTGAAAAAGTCAGAAAGTTGCCCAATCTGCTTGTCGTGAGAATCCTTCAAGTTATTCAAGATTGTATTGCCCATGGCGAAAAACGTATCTGCGATCCCAGAAGCCGTATCATCTGTCACTTTTTTGCCGGACCAATACAGCTCGTTAAGCTGCACAATGGACCGATCCTTGAGGCCAAGGAACGCCTGGACAACACGCTCTTGGGATTTTTCTGACGTGTCCGCTGTACCATCGATTGCAGGCTTCAACTGCGTTTCCAGCGTATTCGACAATTGGCTTGCAGATGCATTGGCCTCATTCAATCCGACTGATAGGCCCGCTCCCAATCCTGATCCGGCCCCGTCACCTTTGGCCGCCTTCTCAAAATCCTTGAGTTTCTTTTCCAGCACCTCTAACTGCGACACTTGGGCTGCAATATTCGGAGCAATGTCGATCGCTTGCTTTACCGCTTCGGACGTGGAGCTTATCCCTTCCAACCCTTTTTGCAGAGACTCGGCAAAGTTTTTACCGGCTTCTTGCCATTTTGGATTGTAGGTATCGAGCAGTTGTATGATTTCTTCATTCTTTTGGCCGAGAATCATCTTTCGTGCTTCAGCTTGAACGTTTTCTTCTTGCTTCAGCTCATCGTAATGCTTTTTCACGGCGTCCTTTTCTTCTTTCAGCCGTTCCTCGACCGCCTTCAAACGTTCTTTCTCGGTCTCTTTCCAGTTCTCATTTGCCTTTTTAATTGCGTCCTTTTGCTCGGATAAGGATTCTTTCAGCGCATCCAGTTTGTTTTTTTCAGCTTCCTTACGGTCCTCTGTTTCGGCCTTTAGCTGCTCTTTCTTTTTGCTAGCCAACTCCTTGAGCGCATCGATTTGAGCTCTAAGAGCATCCTTCTGCTGTTGTCTGGACTCCAACAACTGCTCCCGTTCTCGTTCGGCCACCTCTTTGTTAATCTCGTCCTGTATCTTCGCTTTTTCTTCGGCAGTACTCGCAGCGTCTAGCTTCTTTCTTAACTCTGTAAGCCGGTTACGATATTCGCTTTCCTTCCGTGCCTTGTCTTCGGCCTTGGTCTGCTGATCAATCCCGTCAATTTGATCTTGGAGCGCTTTGGTCTGTGCGTACACCTCGGAATCGATCAGCTTAAGTTTTTCAGTATATTCCTTATCGATCAGCTTAAGCCTTACATCTGATGCTTTGCGTTCACTTTCGAGCTGCTTGTCCAGACTCTTCACTCTGGATTCATGCTCTTTTTCATGCAGTTTGATGGTCGCTTCTGACGATCGTTTCTCTTTGGCAAGTCGTTCATCCAAAGCTTCTGTTTGCGCTGCTTCCGCCTCGTCATAGCTTCTCCGCAGGGCCGTGACAATCGCCGATCCAATTTTGTTCAGCGTTTCCTTGCTGGCTTCCACAGATTTTTTCATTTCTTCGACCGAATCCTTTAGTGCATCGGCTGCCTTTTGCTTACCCTCTTTTATCCCGTCTGCAATCCCCTTGACCAGCCCCGCACCCACGGCCTTGCCATCCGAGGAGGCGTTTTTGGCCGTCCCCGATAGCTCCTGCCGAAACTTCTGGAAGCTTCCTGCGGATGATTTAAGCGCATCGTCTGACGCTTCCTTAAATCGGTTTACAGTATAGATTGAGGATGTGGTTATGCTGTTCAAGGCGATAAACGTCGATATCAGCAAACCAATTGCGGCCACCGCCAGCCCGATCGGCCCCGTCGACGCCGCCAGCGTTGGACCGATAAGACGTATACCAGCCACAATTTTGGGGATATAGCCGATCAGCAGTAACATCGGACCGGTGAGTAAGGCAAGTCCCGTTGTCAGAGCTGCCCCTGCAACGGTCACTGTCTTCATGCCCTCCGACATACCGTTGAACTTATTAACGATATCCGTCAACAGGTCCGCCGCCTTACGTATAGCCGGGGTTAGCGTTGTACCAATGGCAATAGAAGCGGACTCGATAGCGCCAGACAATTGTTCAACGCTGCCCTTGAGATTGTTTTTCATGATGTCCGCAGCAGCTTTAGAGGCCCCCGCGCTATTTTGCAGCGACTTGGTATAAGCGTCGAACTTGGTTTTTCCCTGATCCACCAGCACCATCATGCCGCTGACTGTCTCCAACCCAAAAATGGTAGCCAGCGCCGCGGCCTTTTGTGCTTCGGTCTGCCCTGCCAACTTTTTATTTAGCTGGTCGATGATGTTGCTAAACGGAAGCATTTTCCCGCTCGTATCCACGATGGAAACGCCCAGCGCTTTCAGCACGGTCTTCGCCTCGGTTGGTGGATCAACCAATCGCAAGAGCGCTGCCCGGAGCGTTGTACCCGCCTGCTCCGACTTGATACCAGCGTTCCCCATCTCGATCATGGCCGCGCCGACTTCCTCCAGCGATACTCCGAGTGCCTTGGCTGGCGGGCCTACATATTTGAGCGAGTACGCCATATCCTGCACACTGATTGCCGAGGAGTTAGCCGATTGAGCAAGGATATCCGCTACCCGTCCGGCTTCCGATGCTTGCAAGCCAAATCCATTAAGGGTTGAAGCCATTGTTTCGGCTACCAGTGACATATCTTCGCCTGATGCCGCTGTAGCTGACAATACTCCCGGCATGGCGGCCATGATTTGATTCGCGTTGAACCCCGCTGCCGCAAGCTCCTTCATGCCTTCTGACACTTGCGATGCACTAAAAGACGTTGATGCCCCCAAGTCTATAGCCTGTTTTCGCAACCCTTCAAACTCTTTAGCAGTAGCCCCGGATAACGCCCGGACTTTGGACATGGCCGCGTCGAAGTCCATTGACTGCTTGACTGCTGCCCCAAGCCCCGCACCCATTGCCACGCCTGCGGCCGTAATCGCTGCGCCAGCCATTTTAATTTGGTCAAAGGAATTTCCAAGCGATCTAGAAGCTTGTTCAAACGCTTCCTTATAGTCTCGACCAAGCTTGCTCACTGATTTGGACTGTTGTTTGATTGCCTGATCCGCGCCCTCAAGGCGCTTCTCAAAACCTCTTAATTCCTGTTCCGTTTTAGCAACTTCGCGCTGAAATGCCCGGTATTGCCCCTCGCTAATGTCACCTTTTGCAAATTGCTCGTTTACCTGTTGTTGCGTCGCCTTCAAACGATCCAACTTTTGCCGGCTATTTTCTATAGCGTCGCTTAAGAGCTTTTGCTTTTGTGCGACAAGCTCGGTGTTCGTGGGGTCCAGCTTGAGCAGCTTTTCGACTTGTTTAAGCTCTGACTGGATATCCTTGCTTTTTTTATTTACATCGGACAGGGCAGCGGTTAGCGCTGTTGTATCCGATCCAATCACTACGTTGATACCACGAATTGTCTCTGCCATTGAACCGCCCCCTATCCTCCGAAAAATGCGTCGATATCCGATTGATCCGCTTCCCGCGCTTCGTTACCTTGGCTACCGGTATAAGCTTTTGCAAGGTCAAGCAGATCGGACACCCGTAATTCGTTTACTTCCGCAAAGCTCAAGCCGACCTTTTTGGCCACCGCCAGAAGCTCAATCTCAATTCGTTCAGATCTTTGGCTATTGTTACTGTTGCTGCTGCTTGCCTGCTGCTTTACGAAAAAAGCCGTCCGCGGCTTCCTCCAGTACACCAATCAAAAATTGCACATCTGTGAAGTCCACGGCTTCCAGTTGCCCCAGCCACTCGATAAAAGGCGGGAACGGTTGGCCGAATGCATCGGCCTTCGCCATGGCCCAAACGAGTTGTAGAAATAAAACTGAATCAAAGTTAGACATATCCTCGCGAAACGTTTCAAGAATGATCATGTCCGCAACTAGATCAGACCGAAATTCCTGCTTGTAATACAAAAGAGCCAGGGGAGTGGCCCTGACTCTTACCTCTTGATTAGCAAACTGGAACGTGCGCATTAAACCACCGCCAAACTAAGGATCGCCATAGATAATGCCGCATTTGCTGCATCCACTTGTGCCTGTACTGCGTCGTTGTTCGCATTCACGGCCATTGCCGCTGTCTTTGCTGCTGTCAGTTTGGACCATGATGCTGGCGTATAGGTCGCTTCTGTCAAGCTATTTGCAAAGGCAATGTTTGCCACCAGCGCTGTCTTATTTGCCGCGGCAAAGGACGGAACCGTAACGGCACTGAAAAATGCATTATAGGCCGCTGCATTTGTTTCATTCAGCTCGATATCGCTCTTCACAATGGTTTTCCCGCCTATCTCAATCGGCGATATCACAATAGACAAGACATCCGTTGTTGGGGTGATCGTTTCATTTTTTGTGCTTCGTTCCTTTGCCGGCCGCGATGCTTGGCAGTCGTAAAAAATAAAGCGACGATTTTTCTGATCGCCTTGGACCTGCCCAAGCAGCGCAAACTTTTTAACAATGCTGTCCGACGTTTCAACCAACATGCCGTTTGTGTCTATTTGCCAGCCCAGCATTTCGGCCAAAATCGCGTCGGGCACGAGAGCCATTTCGAGCTCTCCGGTATAGCCATTATTGGCGGTCGCCGTAAAGTACTTTGTATTGTCCGCATAAAATGTGCTCGCTTCTCCAACTGCAGTAGGCGTCCATCTTACCGCGCCCGGTATTGGGATAGGTGCTTTCCAAGCTGGTTGCGTTGGGCTGGTTGCGTCAATAAACGCAATGTGTACCTTTTCAAGTCCAAAAGTTACTTTATTCATTCCTTCCTTCACCCTCCTACTAATTGAATTTCATAAATGACTTGTAAAAGCTTTTCATCGTTTAACCATGCTTCGACTTTTGAGTATGGCAGTTGTAATTCCTTCAATTTGTCTTGGACAAGCTTTTCACGATCTAAGTCTTTATTTTTCGTGTATAATTCGATTTGAAAATTGCCGATCTCCACATAGTTACGGTTATCGGCAATCATATCGTTAGAATAGGCAAATTGGTACGTAATAAATGGCGGAGGCGGTACGGGATTAGTCGGCGTACCCTCAAAATGGCTGTAAGCGACAGGCATCCCAAGTGATTTCAGCGCCCGGAATAGTTCAGGTTGTGTCATGACCCGCCCCCATTTCGTATAATCCGTTTAATTGCATCCGGTAGTTTGGCTGCATGCCGATCATAGGCAGGTCGTAAATGGGGATACGCCTTAACCCGACCGCCACCAATCTTGGCGTGACCAAATTCCAGCAAGTGAACGCGACGGTAATCCTTCTTGTTCCAGATTACACGCCGCGTCTTACCGTCCCTGTCCTGCTTCGATTTTTTAAAGCCTTTGGCATACTTCCCTGTGTTTTTGGGAGCGCTTTGCCCAATCTCATTCAATACTTCATCTGCAACTTGATCGACTTTCCGCTCGATAGCTTCGGAAACGTCCTCCGTATACTTCCGAACGGCTTCCGATATCGCCTGTGCTAATCCGTCAATTGGTATGTTAGCCATCGGCAGCCACCCTTTCCGCGGTCAGCTCCAGTTCTTCAAAATCGACCGCATACGTACGGATAACCCGGTAACGCAACCCCTCAAACTCGACAATCCGTTCCCCGTTATATTCGTAGGCATGAACGACAAAAACTGGCTCGGGTCGTAAGCCCGCCGCGGCCGCATTATAAAACTCCGCTCGGCCTGCTGACTTCTTCCCGCACAGGATCGGCGTCCGTGTCTCGACAGGGATTTGATTGCCTATTTCGTCCTCCTCGAATGTCTGCCCAATCAACGTTAACTCGTAATCATACGTCACGGCCCTGCACCGCCTGAATGGATGATCAGATTATGCAGCCGGAATTGCAGATGCCGCGGCATAGCCCCGGTACTATCCCGGCTTTGGTAGCGCCATGTTGCATAGTCCACGCAAAACATAAGGTGATTAGCATCGTCGCTTTTAAGCGCGATCCCCTTTTCGTCCGCCAGCTCGCGGACAACACCTTCAACAATAGCGGTCAAGTACGTATCCCTGACCGCTGTGCTTATGCCGAGCCGCGCCTTAACAAGCGCTACAACCTGCGTTACGTCCATCCCATCGCCTCCCTATCATTAAGGCGCGTCCTTGATCGTAATCAGGGCAAATGCAGCAGGCTTAACCGGCTTGCCGTCAAATCGTCCTTTGCCGCGGAACGCCATTTGGTCCTCGACAAATTTGACGTGTTCGGAACGGTCGATTGAGATGTCTTCGCGCTCTACAAGCGTATATTGGCTCATTTCCGCGAACATAACTTTATCCAAGTCCATGTTTTGGCTAAAGATGACGCGCAGGCCAACAAGATCAGGTTGCCGCAGATTCGGCAATTTTCCGACAATATTCCCTTCGCTGTTAACATTGATCGTGTATTCCAGTACCCGATTATAGTACGTTTGCCGCTTCATCACGGCCACGATCTCACCGACACTATCGTCGCCTGTATCGATAAGCGAGACGTTTTTGAGCAAGTTTACAAGCAATTTATTATCAGCCGTAACGTCCTTCTTGTTGCCCGCTGGGATGGCCGGGATGATACCAGCCGGTTGTTTGTTTGCTGAACCTGTGCCTTTCAAAATAGCCAGATCGAGCGCCTTAGCGATCGCGCGTGCGATCTTGCGTACGACATAATCATCCAGATTGATAATGCTGTCTTGCAACAGGTAATTGTCAACAAAGACGACCTTGCCGACCTTGAAGCCGTCGAAGTCCACATTCGTGATTGTGCCAACGTCACCCGTTGGAAGCGGAGCTGGTTGCTCAATCCATGTTGCAGCAGCAGTATCGGTATCGATCAGAATACGGGCCGTGCCACTTACGCGGATTTTGTCCACGAGCGGGTACAACGTTGTGAAGTCGCCAACGATCTCCATGATTCGGTTGATGACGATGTTCGGGATTGTGAGCTCGCCACCAGTTACTGCGCGAAGGTTTTTAAATTTGTCGTAAAACTCGCGCACTTCGGCGCGTTCGTAGTATTCACCTGTCTCCAAAAGCTTCCGAGTTTGTTGTCTGCTGATTTCTCCAGCCATATGAGCACCTCTTTCCTGATTTTTAGCCCGCGATTGATCAGCAGGCTGCTTTGCGTTCAATTGCTCCAGTTCGCCCTCCAAATCGGCGATTTCACCTTGGAGCTTGGTTTTTTTTTCCTCCAGTTCCCCTTTGTTGGCTTCGAGCTTGGTTACTTCTTCCTCTACGGCAATGATTTCTTCGTCCGTTTTGGCCTCGGCCGCAGCCGCCTCCAGCTCTGCGCTACGCGTCTGGATTTTTTCCTCTTCGATCAGCAGCTCCGCCAGCGCATTATTCCGTTGCTCGATCTTTTTCGATAAAAGCAGTTGTCTAAGAGCCAATTTTCTTCACCCTTTCAATGATTTTTTGCCGTTTTGCCTGTAGCAGACGTTCGCGATGTTCCGCAGCTTGTGCTTGGCGAGCTGCGACGCCGGTTTGCTCATAGGCGGGGAACGTAACGACGCTGACTTCGTGCAGGTCGATTTCGCGGATGGTCCATTTTAC